TCATCGGCCCACCTCGCTTTCACCTTGGCTGGCGTTTTGCATCGATCTCGCCTCGGCCTTGGTCATTTCATAGAGGTGCGTGAAAGCGTCGTCACTCATGTGCTCGATGTCGTGCAGCCTGCACCAATCATCAGCCCACTCGTCGACGTCGAATTGGAAGTGCGACCACAACGTGCATTCTGTGGTCACAACATCGAGCGGTCGCACCTGGCCTGGTTCCAACACAACCAACCGGGCGTATCCCTCGAACGTATTCCCAGGAAACGAGTCGCGGATACTGTCGACATGATCGGTGATCTCGATCAGCTCGCCCACTCCGGATACGCCTGGTCGCACCCCGATAAATTCGTAGTGGGTCGTAACGCACCCGCGATTGAACCGGTAGTGGGCCTGTCCTCCGGAAACACGGCAATCGACCGCATGGGCGGAGTCTGACTGGTTGAGATTGTCGGCAGCGATGTGGTTAGGTTTGACGCTCATTTCGTCACCTCACCTTTCGATGTCGCTTCCTGATTGGCATCGGCACGGCGGCTGGCCTCATCAACTCGCAGCTTTCCGGCACGTCGCCTCCTGGCATTGCGGGCGTTGTCCAATTTACGCGCGGCAACGTCCGCCCCTTGGGCGGACAATCGTCTTGAACATGTTGCGCAGAGAAACGCGGGCCACCGGCAACAGAGCGTTGCCCCGGACGCGCCGCAGCATTCACACAGTTTGGCTTCTGACGGTCTTGACATTGGAAATGTCGACTTCCGCAACCACATTTTTTTGGTTGCGCATGAATCGGCCCGGCATCCCTGTAGAAAACACGGGACTTACTCCGTGTCGACATTCTCGTTGCTCCCCGCCTGCGCGGATCAATGCTTCGATGTGTCCAGAAATGCCGGGCCGATTCATTCTCGCTCGTTTAGATGTAAGTCTTGGCATGGTCACCGCTGGGAAAAGAAACTCCAGCGGTCAAGCGTGATCAAGTTTTCTAGTCCTGATCTCGCTGCCAACGATGCAACGAATTTGTCCGATCCTGGCCGCGCTGTCAAGCTCGATCAGGATTTTGTTTCGGGGTCGCTCGCAAAGTGGGGCGGAAGTGGCGGGATTTGCGGGGTGGAATTGGGGTACTGTGGAAGTGACCGTGGGCCTCGTTGGTTGGTGCATCCGACGGCCCTCGGGTCATCGGTTGAGGCATCGGGTGTGGAAGTGACCGTGGGCCTCGTTGGTTGGTGCATCACGTGTAAGCCAAAGGTCAGAATCCTGACGCTCATTTGATGGTATCGCATCAGTGATTGAACCTCGATTGACTTTTCCAGCAGCACGCCTGGGTTGTACTGTCGTGGCTTTTCGCGTCGGTGTCCATGGTGCAAGGGTCAGCATCCTTTAAGTTTTGCTCAATCGCAATCGCAAGAGCCCTGCTCTCTCTGACCCTGACCCTGACCCTCATCAATCATTTGTTGGCACAAGGCAGCGAGTTTCATGTAAAGACGACTGTTCACGATTATTACTGGTATCGCTTCCCTGCAGGTTTCCAGGAACGCACGCTCGGCCTCTGTGAGCATCGCAGGATTATCGTCTTCCGCTTGATCAATCCAATCTTGCAAGTGCTCGGCTTGGATGCGAAAGGAATCCCCAGCGGTCTCATACGCCAGCGGAAACTTTGGATTGTTGACTAGCATACTATCCCCACCTCGCCATGTTGTCTTTTCTTACTTGCTTGTCTGAGTTACTGACCAAATGTTTAAGGCAGATGAGTTGCTTGGATTCAATTGATTCGGTGGCAGCTCCACTGGTTACGGCAGGTTTGGTTGGATCGGCGTTTCGTCCCTTGTACGTGCTCGCGTTGGCGATCGCATCGCGAGTGTCGATCGCGACTGACTGCCTCGCCACTGTCTGTTTCCTGATGTCGTCCATCGGGGTATCGACTGCGTTACCTGGTTCCGACTCCGCCCAGAGCGCCTCCAACGCATCATTTGGAGATACTTCTTCGGTCCCAAACTTCTTCTTGTTCTCCTCGGCTTTGACTTGCAATTTTTGATCGCGAGCTAGTTCTCGATCCGCTTTGCCTTGACGCAGGAAATCTCTTCTCTCCACTGCCTTAGCGATGCGCTCGGTGAGCGTGAGCATCTTCTGAGGCATCGACGGTCCGCCTCTCATGGCCAACGCCGCGAACCCACTCGATGTGCCGGTGGCTCCGGAATTTGATTTTGGCGTGTCAATCGTCGTTGGTTGCTCGTATCCATTCGCTTTCAACATCGCCGCAAAATCCGGCTTTTCGTCGGCGCTTGGTTTCTCGGGTTCCGATTTTTTCGGCTGCTTGGCTCTGGCGTTCGCGTCAGACGTTGCCGTTTGCAGTTGGTTACGCAGTGCGTCAATGCGTGCTTGACGTTCCTTTCGTGATGCCTGACGCTCGGCCATCCGCTCTCCGATCATGCCAGCGGATTCAGCTTCGAGAGCTGATCCAAACTCACGAATGCCAGCAATGGTGCTATTGAGGGAATCATTCGCGGTGCCAAACTGCTGTTCGAATGCTGATCCCGTGGGCTCGACGGGGGCTCCAATCGTCTCGACACCCATATAACTGTCGACAGATTTCGAAAATTCAGATTCAGCTGAATTGTAGATGGAATCGTAGATGTCTTTGTACGAATCAAAAAGCGTTTTCAGTGTTCCCGCAAGCGATTGAAATAGCTTCCCCATTTGCTCAGTGGTGGTCGATCCGGCATCGAGCACATACCCCATCGCTTCCGCCCAGGCATCTTGTAGGCCGCCGGTCAGATCGAGCCATACGAGTTCCATTAATTGCGTGGTGAGTTCCCACGCCGTTTCCAGGTCACCAGCTTTGATTGCGTCTCCGATGGCGGACACTGCGTTCTGTGCGGTCTCAACGAGTGGACTGAATCGAGTGGACAACCAGTCAACGGCGTCCGCACCGATCGACGTGTATTTAACGAATGCGTACCCCATCGCCGCCACGCCCGCCGTGGCCAACACAATCGGTGACAGAAGCAATCCAATACCGGCGGCTGCAATCTGAGCGGAAATACCGACCCCGACTAATGCTGCACCTGTGCCGATCAGCCCAATCGAGGTGCCAGCTAACGCGAGCACAAGACCCTGGTTTTCGTCGATCCACTGAGTGACTGCGCCAATGGAGCTGGTTAGTTGATCCACCATGGACTGCAGTGCGGGCGAAAAGCTTTCGCCGACCGCGATTGTGGCACCCTCGATCGCTGACTGGATCTTGCGGAATGAACCGCCTAGGCCCCCATCCATTTTGTCGGCGGTCTCTGCGGCAACGCCAGCGGCATTTTCTAGAGTTTCCAGTAACTCTCTCGTTGCGGTGGTAGATTTTCCGATTGCCGATGCACCGGTGATTCCTAGCAGACCGAACGCGGCGTTCATTTTCTCAACACGCGAGTTTTGATCGAGCCCATTGGTGGCAACTGAGATCTGCTCCAGCATGTCAATCAGTGGCAATCCTGACCCTGCGGCATCGCGGAAACTTCGCCCGAAGATCTTCTCCAGGTTACCGAGTTCTGCCGCGCTGATAACGCTCAACCGCTTAAGCGTCGTACCGGCCATCGATCCTTGAATGCCGACGTTCCCAAGAGTGCCGAGAATCGCTGCGGTTTCCTCTAGACTCATCCCGAGATCGGCCGCAACCGGACCTGCATACTTCATCGCTTCGCCCAACGCCTCGACTGTGTTAAACGATCCGTTGGCCGCCGCCGTCAGAACATCCGATACACGTGCGGCGTCTGTCGCGGCTAATCCGTATTGTCGAATTGTTGCGGACATGATCCCCGCTGCGAGTGTCGCATCGGTGCCGGTGGCTTTTGCGAGGTTCAATACGGCCCCGGTCATCTCGTTGATCTGATCGGGTTTGAATCCCGCACGGCCCAGTTCACCCATAAGGCTTGCGACGTCGACTGCGGTGTAGCTAGTGGTTCGGCCCAGTTCCTTGGCGGTGTCTGTCAACATTGCCAGGTCTATCGCAGATGCTTGACTGACTGCACCGACTGCCCGCATCGCGTCGTCGAACGCTGCAAACTTCACCGCAGCGTAAGCGAACGGGGTTCCGATCGCTAAGCCAACCCCGCCGATCATTCTTCCGATCGAAGTTGCTCTCTTGCCTAGCCTGTTGAGATCTCGCTCGACGCCCTTGGCACCCTGCGCAATGCGGTTGCGAAGGCCGATCTCAACTTCGGCCTTTCCGGCCTTGATACTCGAACGTCCCATGATTTGTTGCCTTATCCTCTCACCACGTTGGACCATGCACCGGCGACGGTGCCTTTTGCGATCTCACGATCGAGTGCCACTGACATGAAGGGCCGTGCCCTAATGTGTACGACTCGCGAACGGTCGAGCTTTTGTAGTTTTTGCTTTCCCCGTTTGTTGCGTTTGCCTTTTCCTGCAGAGATCAAGGTGCCTCTGCGTTGGATCACCGATCCACCGTGCTCGAGCACTCCCGGCACAGGCGTTGGACCCACCCAACTACCATTCGTCTTCACGGGCCCGACGACACCGCTAGACGTGGCTGCGTCGTAGGCAAACCAGATGTTTTTTAATGATGTAACCCGGCTCGTCGAGCGTACCGAAGGCGGACTACCAGGCCGACTGACTCCTACGCGTCTGCGCAGTACATCTCGCTGGGCCGTCCGCCGAATGTAGGCGAGCGATTTGCTCATCGCACGAAGTTCGGCACGATCCACCGCATCAATGACCGCCTGGCGGTCAAAGAACGCTTGCTTCATGTTCATCGTGATTTGAATCGCCATCATTTCCGCCTCTCGCGCCTTCGCTCGCGTCGTTTGATTCGTTCGTACTCGTCAGTCGCGTTCACCGATTCGCCCTTGTCCGGTCGTTCCATATGGGGATGAAAATCAGCTCGCGTGCAGGGATTGCCCGAATGCATCGACGCAAGCAACGCCATCGTCTCGGCCGTGTGGTTCCACTGCTCCGTGCAATGCGCGGTTGCCGCCGCGATCAGCTCACGCATCGTCAGCGGCCACGGATCCACGCCGGATGTCGCGGCTAGCTCGACGACGATTGTCCATCCGTTAGACCCAGCTCTTTCCGCCATTGCGTCTCCATCGCATCCATGAGTGAATCGAGCCGCCCATTCGTCGCGAGTTCGACTTGCCGCGCTCGCAGGTCCGTCGTCAGTCGTATTACTCGCCTTGTCGTCTGGTACTCCTCGATCCGCCCGTAGCGGTGGAAAAAAAAAGCACACTCCTCCAAGAATGCGATACTCGCGTCCTGTGCTACGGAGTCGCCAGCCAATCGGTCTTCAAAATCGTCAATCGATATGGAGTGCTCTTTCGCCTGCTCCTCACACAACAGAAACACGAACGCGAGCTGATCCGTCAGACTGTCCAGGATCTGGGCGTGATGGAGTGGCTTGAGCAGATCGAGACCCAGCTTCTCACGGATCTTCCTCACCTTCCCCAGCGTCAACGCGATCGTCCACGTCTGCCCCTGGTTGTCCTTGAACGTCTGCATCTATCATGATCTCCGGTGTAAAGGCGAGAACGCCTGGTGGTTGATTGAAAAACCACCATGACAAACCGACGAGTCCGACCGGTCGCCATGGTGGGGAGCGTGCTAAGCCTCAGCGGGAATCACGCCCGCCGATCACATCCTGTGGTAGCCACGAAAGGAGTAAGCTGGCCATTTTCCCACGGCTGCAAAGCGTTAGACGTCCGTTATTTCGTTTCGAGCGTCGTGACCGAATCCAAGCCCTGTTGCCTCAAGATCGTGTTCACCTGGTCAACGTGCATCGCGTCGACTCTTGCCTCTGACTCCTTTTCGGATGCGTCAAGACGTTTGCGAATGCCCGTGATCACGGTCGAGAAAACGGCGTTCACCTCGGTGCCGTCAAAGAGTTCGGGGTTCTCATCTGCAAGCCTTTGAACCCGGGCCTGGGCTTCGGTCATCGCCGCGTGCTTTCGGCGCTCGACGTTACCGATTCGCTGAGCACGTTTTGACTTCGCGGCGAACACCAGGAAATCACGCTGGGCGGACAATACGCGCTCGTGACTGCCGTTCGCGTTGATTTTATTGATTTGCGACTGCGCGACCGCTTCGCAAACCTCCTCGATCGCTTGCCGCGTCTTCGCGAAATCCGCCTCGGTCAGGTCGAGAGCCTGCATCACGCCAATCAACTGGTCGGCATCTTCGGCAGTGGCCTTACCCAGGTAGTCACGCTTGGCGATCGCGAAATAAGTCTTCCGCTCCTCCGCCAGTGCGTCCGTCAGCAATTGTTTGTCTTCGCTACGGATCTCGGCGATTCGGTCTAACACGCTTGTCGTCATGGTTGGTTCCTTTTTGGAGGAGGTTAAAGAGTCGCTTCGGTTGCGGTTGGTCAGTGGTTAGAACGCCAGCTGCGTCAGGCGAGCGTCGTTCAATTCGAGCCCGCTGGAAAACGCGGAAAATGGAATCGACTGGGTGACGCGGACGGGATTGGATCGGCCTTCGATGCTGCGAGATTCCGTGAACGAGACCGCCAGCTCTGTGAGTGCGTTGGCCAATGCCAGGCTGAAAAGACTCTTAAACCGCTCTGGGCTTGCGTAAAGCTTCGCGATGTCCGAAGTCATCCCTTCCGCGCCCGAAACTTTCAGTTGGCGAACCTTCCGCTGGGCTGCGTTGCGGATTTGGGTAACCAGCGCGGCCTGTCCAAAGCTCAGCGTTGTTTCCGACGCTCCGAAACTCGCGGTCTGTTTTTTGTTGAACGCGTTCCGCATCGCTTCTGTCGGTCGGGCTTCAAACTTGAAACTGGTCTCGCGGCGGTTGGCTTGGAATGCGGCAACCAATTGCTGATCGGTCACCTTCGCCAGCGTGGTCCCGGCTTCACGAATCTTGCTCTGGAATGTGATACGGTCGACTTCACCGCGAGAGGTCGCGAACCATCCGGAAGCGAAGAGGGACGTTTTGATGTTGGGAGTGCCTTGCCCGATGAATCGCTCGGCATCGGCAAGAAACACGACTGAACCTTTGGAATCTCGGGTATCAGGGAGGTTTCCAAATGCGATAGCCCGTTTGACGGAATGCGGCTCGCATCGGAACATCTCAGCGGCTTGGTCGATGGAGAGGATTCCCGCTGGAGGCGTGTACTCGGTTCCAGGGGTCTCACGCGTTCTGTTCGTCATGGATTTTGGCATCGTTGGATTCCTCGGGAATTATCCGAACCTCGTAGTAGTGGTCGATTCGCCTTGTGCCGCAAGCCTTGCATTTGCATCGCTTGGACGACCTGTGTGTCCACGGCGATGATTCTGTAGGCGTCAAGACCACACTTCGGCCTCGGTTGTAGGGGTCGCGTTCTGTGCATCCGCATTGTGGACACTGGCGACTCTCACCGAAGGTTTGAGTGGTAACCGGTGCTCGGCTGCTACTCGCAATATTAGGCGATGAACCTTTGGTTTCGTTCATAGAGTGTTCCTTGTCGAGGACTAACCTTGTTAGAAATGTGGGTGGGCGGTATCGGCTCGGGAATGTCTGTCCAATGTCTGATTGAGTGCGGCTGTTCCCTTTGGCATCGAGGGTGCGGGGGAGGGGGGAAGTACCTACTTTTTTTTGGGATTTGCTAGATCGAGTCAAATTTCGATTGAATGACCGCCTGCACACGATCCATTGCTCTATCGGTGTCGTCGAATACTCTAGGAACCCCAGGATCCCCTGGGAAATTCCTCTCGAGGACGTGTCCGAATTGGCGGAGCAGATCCGCCATCTGGCCAATTTGTTCATTGATGGATTCGCCGATTTCCTGAATGGATTCGTCGTCGGGCTTGGGCATTTTGGGTTCTCGTTGGTGGTTGGCAAAAAACGTCGTGATTCGGTGCCGTTGGCGGGGCTGAGCGATCGCGATAGCGGTGACGTGGTGGTGATCGGTTTCATGGCTTCACCGGCCTATATCCAAGGAAGCTCCCGCAAGCCTCGCACTCCGAGCGAATCCATCCCTGCCGGCCGGGGGCGGGCTTATCGACAACGGGGGCAATGCAAGCGAGGTGCGGGCGACATCTCACACTCACAATCGAGGTCACTTCTTCGCGACTCCTGGTCAGGAATTCCGCTTCGTCATGGGACAACTCCCCGTGCGGAATTGAATAGACAATGCGATTGTCGCGGATCTTCAAAACAACTCCGCGACCTTCCATGAGGGCAATTCGCTCAGAAACTACCATTGGACCCACCCCCAAAGCCTGTGTCGTAGCCCAGGAACTCATCATGCGGCGTCGTCTGCTCTCGGGTTGGCGCGTCAGCGTCGACGAACCAGGTCGACGGCAAGTCCATTCGCATCGCATGGCGACCAATTCGCCCGTTCCTGACCTTTGCGAACGAGAATATCGTTTCAGGGTCGAGCGGCTTCGGTCGGTAAAGAATGATCACGTTGTCGCTGTCGGCTTCGACCGACGTGGAGTCTGCGATGTGAGATAGCTTCGGGCAGCCTTCGGCCTTGTCGCCTTCGCGATTGATCTGGCTCGCCATGAACACCGGAATTTCAAGCTCTCGAGCAAGTCGCTTCATTGATCGCGAGAAATTGGCAATCCCGTCAGACCGGAACCGTTCTGGGTACTCGACCAAGCCAATGTGATCGATGAACAAAGCATCGAGGCCGGTTGTCGCCTTCTTGTTTCTTGCGGACGCTGCGACGGTGCTGGCGCTCTGTTGCGACGAGTCGTTGATAAACAGCCCCAACTCCCTGTAGCGATCCAACGTGTTGCGGAGCTTGGCTATTTCGCTCGCATCAACAGAGCGATTCGCCATTTGCTGGCTACACACGCCCGCGTCGTTCCCAAGGAATCGCCGTGCGATTTCTATGGAGGGCATCTCCAGAGAAAAGTAAAGGACCTTCTTTCCGTCCATTGCGATGTTAACGGCTGACTGAACGCAGACGCCCGACTTCCCTACTGACGTTCTCGCGGCGATCGTTGTCAAGCTGCCATTGGTGAACGTCCCGAAGCATTCGTCGACGGCGGGAATCCCCGAATAAACCCCGCCCTCGGAATCAGACTCCTGCTCTAAATGCTCTATCGCAAGCAGGCCAGCCTCATATGCCGAGACTTCACCTCGTGCTGACTCAGTTGCTCGCGTCGCCGTCGCATCGCGAATCAGCGAATCGAGCAAGCTATCCAGCGACGTCATCGGATCTTGGATCTCGGCAGACGCCTTTCTGAGCAAAGCGGCAACTCTCCTGCGATTGGCCAGGTTCTTGATCTGGCGTGCGTAGGTCGGCGCGTTTGGAGGATAACCGGAACTGTCCATCAGTTTGGCTATCCTGGCCATGCCGCCGACAGCTCCGAGTGCGTCAACGGAACGCAGATGACTGACCAATTGTGTGAGGTCGGCGTGATCGCCTCCGCCGTCGACCATGTCACTGATTTCAGCGAATAGGCGACGGCGAGTCCCTGTCATATCGTCGGCACTGATGATCTCTCGAGCGGCGTGGATCTGCTGCCGATCAATCAGGATCGAATAAAGCAATGCCGTCTCGATGTCTTCGGTCTGCTCTGGGTGAGGGTCTCTCATTTGGATCTCCCTGCTGACGTGGGCCGCTTGAACTTACGTTCCATTTGGGGCGGATCGTCGGCGGACTGCTGCGCCGTGGAAATAGGCGTGTCAGGCTCAAATAACCCGGCCCATCCGCTCTTTATTGACTTCTCGATCGCTGCGATTGCCTTCGCCTCTCCCATCGCTGCGAGATCCTTGATCTGGAGCGAAGCCGCGTTCTCGGTGATCGGCTTGCGGCGGGCTTTTCGATCCGAGCACCACGACGACCACGCATCACGGAAGCGATCGGTACGCAGCACGGGCGGCAGGTCGATGCCCTCGGGCGAGAACTTCGGTTTCTTTGGCTTTCGCTTTTTTCCTGAAGGAGAAACGGCGGCGGCAGCCGCGCCCTCTTCTTTAGGTATAGGGTTAGGGATAGGGTTAGAAGGCTTTCCGCTTCGTGTTCCGCAACGTGTTCCGCAACGTGTTCCGCTTCGTGTTCCGCTTCGTGTTCCGCTTCGTGTTCCGTATTCGGAATGCTTTCCGCTTCGTGTTCCGTATTCGGAATGCTTTCCGTTATCGGAATGGGTAGGCTCAATTGGCGTATCGTCGAAGCCCGACACCGACGTTGGAATCTCGGTCCAATAGTGGCCAACAGATCGGTCGTTGGTCCGGTGGTAGACCAACCAACCGGCGTCGACGGCAGCCTCTCGAGCATTGTTGAGTTGCTTTGGACTCTTGAACCCTAGGACCTCCATCAGCTGCGAATTCCAGAACCGAACTGGTCCCTGGTATCGTGCCGCGTCCTCTGTGTGGGCGATATGGATCACCAGGCAAACGGCGTGATGCCCAATCGATTGAGCTGCGCAGCCCTTGAACAGTAGGCGGGTGATCCTGTGTGCATGATGTGATTGACGGGTTGGGTATGGGGTCATCGTCCAGCCCTCCGGCTCCCCGCGAATCGTCCGAACAATTCCGCGATCGCGATCTCGTACGCGATCGATGTGCCGAGCAGCTCGTCGCGCACGTGCCAGCCGACCAACTTCGCCGCAGACCTCTTGATTGACTCCCATTTCCGCCACCAGTCGAGCGTACGGCGTCGACGGCACCCGCAGCCTGCCTGTTCGACCCGCTTGGCGAGAACGCCCAAGCGGGGCTCGAGCTCGACCAGGTCCCGCCACGTATGGGGGCGTGGGATCATGGGGTAGTGATGGCCAATCGCCCATTTATCAATTGACCGGTATGCTGAATCGCGTATCATATGTGATGCCTCGGGCCTCCAACCCATTGTTTGATTGCCGCTTGCGACGGCATGAATAGAAAACGAAAGCCATCGAACTGTCAGCTCAGCTCGATGGTTTTTTTATTTCTTGGCGGTGCGGCGAATCGGCTGGGGGCCGATCGTCTTGGCCGTGCGGGCGGCGATGAACCGAGTGAGTGCCTGCCGACTGGTCAGCAGGTGCGATCCCCCAATACGAACGGCCTCCAATCGGACGCCTCCTACACCTCGATGAATCCACCTCGTCATGGTGGCTTTGTCTGGCCGTTTGCCCGTGATGTGGCGTAGCTCGGCGCGGGCGTCGGCTAGTGTGAGGACGTCCTCGCTCAGGATCTGAGATACCACCGTTTCGGCGGTGGATGGGGTGATAGGCACTGTGGATACTCCTGTGTGCGGTGCGGCGGAATTGCAACACGGGGGAGTATCAGGGGGCTGTGGACGCTCAGCCGGATGTGCCGCTTATTTGCCGCTTATGCCGTATGTTTGCCGCTTGTTCACGTTTCGATTTGCCGCTTATCGAAATAGAACAGCCGTCCTTTCGGCGGGACTAGTTGGATCGCAGCGACTTCGTTTGCAACGACCATCCTTCGGAACTCTCGCTTCTTGTGATCTGGGGAGTATTCGACGTTGCGGAAATACCGCAGCGCCGCTTTTGCTTGGCTCATCGCTTGGGTTCGATGCTCCTCGGGTATCGTGGATCTGACTTTATCGTCACCTGTGATCTCCTCGGGTGATGCCGTCCCGTCGTCGCCTGATATTGCTTTCTTCTTGGCGACGCCGTCAATCGATTCCATTCTCTCCAGCAATCGTGCCTCCAGTACCTTTTTCCGTGCTTCCGTCACGACCGAAACGGCCTCCTTGAATGAGATATTGTTGATACAGTAGCCTTCCTCCTCCAGCCAATAGAGGACTTCGGTTAAATCCTTGTATGGCAATCCCAGGTCTCTCAGTTCGGCCCTGATTGCGTTAAAGAACGCATCAGCTCGCGCCTGGGCAATTGCGCGTTCATTGGCAACGGATGCCTTCCTCTCTCCAGATTCCAGCCAACGATACATTGCAGCCGGATCGTCTGGGTCGGCCTTTCCGCCTCCAGGAAGCGAAAGAGGCTGTTGGTTTACAGGAACGAACAGCCTTAATTTCTTTTGGAACCAGTAGTCTTCGACAGCCATCGTTCAGAATCCCTTAGTGATAGAAGTCGCTGCCGATCCATCGAGCATCGCTAAGGGACGATGACGACGGACCGGCGGCGCGGGGATCAATCCGCTGGCGACAGTGATTTCGTTTTTAGCCGTTCGTTAACCGTGGTGCAACCTTGGCGGCTTCGATGGCTTTGAGCTCCGACACCTTGGCATAAATCTCCGTGGTGCTTAGGCGGCTGTGCCCCGCCAATGCCTGGGCTCCCTCGGGGCCCTGGACATCTCGGACAGCTTGAAGCGATGTGTGCCGAATCTGGTACGGCGTCCAGTGTTCGGCCTTGGCCGCTTTGGCAGCGCGGCGGATCGCAATCCGAAACGCGTCTTTGTTCCATGCGGTCCCCTTCTCGGTCATGAAACAGGGTTGGTCGGCATCACCGAATAGAAACGGCGTCAGGGCCTCCAGGGCATCGCCCAGGATCGGCACGGCCTTCTCTTTTCCGTGGTGCTCGGTCTTGTGCCGAGCTGGTCGATAGAACCAGACCTCACCACTCCTGTCGATCATCGATGGCGTCATCGAGAACATTTCGCTAGGACGCATCGCGGTCGCCAGCTGCAAGCGGACCATAGCGGCGGCAGTTGACGTCAGGTGTGGTAGCGTCGCCTGGACCGTCTCGAGCGATACGCCTTTGCGTTTCGGATTCTCTCGGGCCTGTCCACGGCGCAGCGGCGGCAGTGATCGCAGAGCGACAATCCGCTCCGGCGAGACCAGTTCACGGGAAACCCCGTGCTCGATGATCTTGATGATCTTGCGGGCTTGATCATTGGCGTAGGGCCTCGAGTTGGGCCGGTGCTTCTTACCGATACCTCGGGCAATCAGCACGTCTCGCATCGCCTCCAGCTTTCTCGGGCCAAACTCCTCGGCAGGTTCATCCCCGTGCCGCTCGTCCAGGAAGTCGCAAAGGTTCGCGTACTTAGACTGGTTCGCTGGGTTGCTCTCATGCAGCGGCAGCACCCGCGCCCGGAAGTCGGCAGTGATGTGTTTGACTCGAACGACCGAATCGGCAAGCCGTACCGCCTCCGCTTCGCCCTCGTCCTCAGCTTTCTCAGGTGCCTGCTTCCCATTGGCGTTGTACTCAGCCAACAAGGAGTAATACCTCGCATAGCTCTCAGGTGAACCGTGCTTGCCGAGGTAGAAAACCTCGTGCCCCAACCGCACCCTGGCTTGGCCGCTCGTGTGATACGAATAGGCAGGTTGCTCGCTTCGTTTACGTGGCAT